ATAAATCAAGCAGTTAGTGTTAGATGGGGAAAGTTTTTTGCTGGTTTGTACACGTGAAGAAAGAGAACACCAATTATTTTTTTTTCAGAAAAAAGTTTAAAATGCTAATATGTTAATAATATGCACGGATACAAAGACAATTTGTTGATAGCAGTGCTAATAAATGCTAATAAGTACTAATATGTTACTGATTACTAACAATGGCTTAGCTGCAACGCTTTTTCTTATGGTAATATAAAAATATTTATGGACTGGTTCACGTACGTGTACAAGGTGGTAGCAATTTGTTTGAAGTTGTAGTTATAATGGCACGAAATTAACTTCACACCTTTTGTCGTATGGAAAAAATGCCAACTGACTTGAAGCCAGCTGCTTCTCTACTATCCTCTCCTGCTCCTGGCATCCCAGCTGCGCGCACATCCAAGCGCAAAACACAGCAAGACACATGGGAATCCATCATTGACAAATTTGGTGATCCGTTGAGTGAACTTGCTGAGATAGCATTTGACAAAAACCTTCCTGTTGCTGTTAGAAAAGACGCGCTGAAAGAGGTTGTCCAATATGGGCACTCCAAACGCAGATCCATTGAAGTCACAGGTGCTGATGGAAACCCAATTGAAGTTCGCCTAAAGTTGATAGACGAGATCTCACAAGCAATGAGTAAGCTGAGCGGCAAGTGACAGTAGCCATTGATCCAAACAACTTGGACAGCTCACTTGCTGAGTTGTCGGTGTTTGATCTGACTTTGTTGGCATGGCGTATGAGATGGCTAGCCACAGCAAGGGACAACCAACGAACACCTCCTGGTGATTGGGATGTCTGGTTGATCTTGGCAGGTCGAGGGTTTGGGAAGACAAGGACGGGAGCGGAGGATACGGCTTGGTATGCAACACAAAACCCAGGTCACCGTTGTTCCATCATTGCCCCAACTTCTGGTGACATTCGAGACACATGCATTGAGGGTGAGTCAGGCATGTTGTCTGTGCTTCCTGAGACAATCATCAGATCCTACAACCGAACGATATCGGAAATCATCTTAGAGAATGGTGCAGTCATCAAAGGTTTCTCAGCACAGGAACCAGATCGACTTCGTGGACCGCAGCATCACCGTGTGTGGTGTGATGAATTGGCAGCATGGCAATACCCAGATGAGACCTGGGACATGATGAAGTTTGGGTTGCGCCTGGGCGAACACCCACAGGTAGTGGTCACAACTACCCCAAGGCCCATTGAGCTGGTAAGGAAGTTGATAAAGGATGGCGAGAAGAAGAAAGGCTCTGTCTATGTGACTCGTGGATCAACCTATGAGAACAAAGCCAACCTAGCCAAGTCATTCATAGATCAGCTGTCGCAGTATGAGGGCACACAGTTGGGACGACAGGAGATTTATGCTGAGGTCATAGACCCAGAAGAGTCAGGCATAGTGAAGAGAAGTCAATTCAAGTTGTGGCCTGCAGATAAGCCATTGCCAGGCTTTGAGTACATAGTCATGTCGTTGGACACAGCATTCACTGAGAAGACAACAGACAAGAAGACACATGACACAGACCCAACAGCATGTTCTGTCTGGGGATTGTTTAGACAAGAAAAGCGCCCACACTTCCTGCTACTTGACTGCTGGCAAGATCATTTGGGGCTACCAGACCTCATTGAACGGGTTAAAAAAGAGTACAAAGTCAAATACGGAGATGAGGACTTCAGGCCCATTATTCAACCGTTGGTTGGTCCTAAGCATTCAGTCCTGGGTGGCAAGTCAGTTGACCTCTTGGTGATTGAGGACAAAGGGTCAGGGATTTCCTTGAGACAGATGCTTGCGCGTGAAGATATCTTGGCATACCCTTATAATCCAGGCAGGGCAGACAAACTTCAGCGACTGCATGCCGTATCTCACCTCTTTGCTCATGGACATGTCTGGGTAGTGGAATCGGAAAAGCGTCCTGGCATGCCACGCTCCTGGGCCGATCCCTTAATCACTCAGGTTTGTAGTTTCCATGGTGAAGGTTCAATCAAGCATGACGACTTTGTCGACGCCACTACTCAAGCCCTCCGCTTACTCGCTGACCGCAACCAAATGGCCGTCACCTTGCCTGTCAAAGAACCCAAGCCTCGCAAGCCACTGATCGACCGCCATAACCCATATGCCGCATAAAGGAACATAGCATGGCAGATACTGATGACACAATGGAGAAGCAACTGGGTGAGATGATTCCAGTTGATGACGATGAAAGCGATGTGGAGGATACAGAAGATGGTGGTGCAATGGTCAAAGTTAGTGACACACCTCTTCCCGGTCAATCAGAATTCTATGCCAACTTGGCTGAAGATATGCCAGAATCAGAGCTTGCCATTATGGGTGCTGACTTGTGTGAGCTGGTTGAGAAAGACAAAGAAGCTCGTAAACGACGTGATGAGCAATATGAAGAAGGTTTAAAGCGCACAGGACTTGGTGATGATGCTCCTGGAGGTGCGGCATTCACTGGTGCATCCAAAGTAGTGCATCCCATGCTGACAGAGGCTTGTGTTGACTTTTCCTCTCGGGTAATGAAAGAGATCTTTCCACCCATGGGCCCAGCAAGGCAAGAGGTTATTGGGGATGTGACCAAGGCGAAGTTTGAGAAGTCAGAACGCCTGACCAAGTTCCTCAACTGGCAAATGACCAAACAGATGCCAGAGTTTAGGGCAGAGCTTGAGCAGATGTCCACCCAAATGCCACTGTCTGGTGTGCAGTACATCAAGTTGACTTGGGACCAACGGCGCAAGCGCCCATTGCCTATGTTTGTCTCATCAGATGACATTTTGCTGCCCTTTGCTGCCTCAAACTTTTACTCAGCTGAGCGCAAGACGCATGTGCAATATGTTACCAAGTTGGAATACAACAGGCGTGTAAAGTCAGGCATGTATCGAGACATTGAGCTTGCGCCTGAGCCACATAGTCCAGAAGTATCAAAAGCAGAAGCAGCCAACGACAAGATTGAAGGTCGCAAGGCGGATGCATACAACACCGATGGGTTGCGTACCATACTTGAGATTGCTGTCTACTACGATGTGGAAGATGACACTGATGGCCCGGCGCCTTATGTCATTTCAGTTGATAAGAGCTCAGAAAAGGTGCTGTCTATTTACCGCAACTGGGAAGAAGAAGATGAGTTGATGAAGGAGTTGGTGCATATCATTGAGTTCCCCTTTGTTCCATGGCGAGGTGCATACCCCATTGGCCTGACTCACATGATTGGTGGCTTGTCTGCTTCTGCCACTGGCGCCTTACGCGCCTTGCTTGACTCAGCGCATATCAGCAACTTCCCAGGTCTCCTCAAACTCAAAGGCGGTTCTGGCGGGCAGACAGATCGCATTGACCCAACAGAGGTGCATGAGATAGAGGGGTCGTTTGGGCAGGATGACATTCGCAAAGTAATGATGCCTATGCCCTTCAATCCACCATCGCCTGTACTGTTTCAGTTAATGGGCTTTTTGATTGACGCTGGCAAAGGTGTAGTCAGAACAACGTTTGAGGAGTTGGCAGACACGAATGCCAATGTGCCTGTGGGCACTACACTTGCGCGTATGGAACAGGGCATGACAGTCTTTTCATCCATCCATGCTCGTGTACATGACGCCATGGGCAGGTTGTTGCAAGTCTTATACCGCATCAACCGCTATTACATGGAAGAAAAAGAAATACGCGATGAGACCGGCGAGTTACTAGCATACCGCAAAGACTTTGATGGCCCCATGAATGTGGTGCCTGTGTCAGATCCCAACATCTACTCCGAGACACAGCGCTTTGCTCAAGTGCAGGCAGTGGTACAGCGCTCAGACACGCACCCAGGTTTATATGACGCACGCAAAGTAGAAGAGCTATTATTGAAACAGCTTAAGGTGCCTGAAGGCGAAGCACTCCTGACCCCCAAACCTGCCATGGAGGAGATGAATGCAGTCAATGAAAATGTGGCAGCAAGCATGGGAAGGCCCATTGTTGCATTCCCAGATCAAGAACACCTAGCACACATCCAAGTGCACCTTGACTTCATGACTAGCCCCGTACTGGGTGCAAGTCGCATAGCAGCCCCAACCGCTTTGCCTGTTTTACTCTCTCACCTCCGTGAGCACATGGTGCTGTGGTATGTGAGTCGCATGGTTGATGTAGCGTCAGAGGCTGCTGGTCAACCCATTGCAGAACTTCGCGTGAAGGCCTCGACAGAGGAGAAGAAAGCGTTTGACCAAGTCATGGCAGCAGCAAGCCAGTCAGTGGTCAAAGAGGTCAATCAATCACTCCAAGCCTTGCCTCCCATCATTGAACAAGCAGTGCAGTTGCTTCAATCCATGCAACCACCAGATCCCAACGATCCTGGCACAGAAATTGCCAAACAGGAAGTGGCACGCAAGCAAGCAGCAGATCAGGCCAACATGGCTGTTAAGCAAGCGGAGATTGCAGACAAACAACAACAGCGTCAAGAACAGTTGGCAATGGAACAGCAAAGTCAGCAAGCAGAATTGGTTCGCGAACAAATGCGCCAACAGGCAGAGGATGCCCGCAACCAAGACAACAACCAGACTAAGATCTTCGTTAACGCAGAAGACAACCAGACAGCCAAGCAATTGGCAGCACTTGAAGTTGAGAGTGGTGAAAAGATTGGCTATTCAACTGGCACAGGCATCAACCCCAACCCTTAAGGAGTTATCATGGAAGCAATCAAACTGCACAAGCAAATGGCAATGGGTAAAACCTACCCAACAAGCATGCAAGGTTCTGGCAAAGACCCAAGCCCCAATGCACCTAAGCCAACAGGTACAGCCACAAAATTTCCCAGAATGACGAAGAGCCAAGCACCCATGCCAGCCAAGCGCGCAACAAGCGGCGGTTGATACATGTTTGCAAGGCTCATCGGTCTGCTGAAAGAGGAGCAGAACAGTGTTGCTCACCGTGCCCTGAAAGTTCCACCAGGACCCGATAAGAGTGTAGAGTTTGAGTATGGGAAGTCAATAGGCTATTACCAAGGCCTTGAGGCTGCCCTCTCAAAAGTGGAGCAAGTTCTGAAAGATCAGGACGAGCGTGATTTTTAACCCAGCAATCGGAGAAGCGAATGCTACTTGAAGTTCCTTTGTCAATGTCATATGACTCCTTAGAAGATGCCTTTCCTGAAGTGGATCCGGGCATCATCCCATTTGGTTCACGCGTCATGGTGCAAGTTCGCCGTGCCAAGTCGCAAACAAGTGGCGGAATCTACATCCCAGAAGAAGCCCGTAAGACAGAAGCAAGCAACACGCAGGTGTCTAAAGTTGCTCTTGTCGGCCCGTTGGCTTTTAAGAACCGCAATACTATGGACATGTGGCCGGAAGGAGCTTGGTGTAACCCAGGCGATTTTGTCCGCACACCTAAGTATGGCGGGGACCGCTGGACTGTGAAAAAAGATGGTGAAGAAATTGAGTTCGTTATTTTCAACGACCTTGACATCATTGGCAAAATCACAGGCGACCCCACTCAAATTCGTGCATTTATCTAAAAGCTGAAAGGAGCTTGAAATGAATAAAAAAGCGCAAGACGATGTGTTAGAAGAGATTGATGACGATGACTTAGATGAACAGGAACAGTCATCAAAAACAAAGGAACAAGAGTTAGTTCCGGTTGATGAGAAGCCAGAACAAGACGATGATGATGAAGACCGTCGCCTAGCACCTGACAATGAGGATCGGGAAGACCTACGCAAGCGCAGGCGTGAAGAAAAAGTCGATCGTGCGCAGCGTCGTAAACATGCAATTGAACGTGATAAAGCTGAGTTGCAACGCTTGACACAGCAAAATGAAGAGCTCCTTCGCCGGGTGCAAGGCATTGAGCACAAAAACGCAACCTCCGAATACGTCTCACTTGATCAGCAGTTGAAGCAGGTGCAGGAAGAGACAAGGGCAGTGGAGCATATCATTGCACGTGCAGTAGAAGCTGGCAATGGGGATGATGTTGCCAAGGCAATGCGCATTCGAGATGAGACAAAAGACAAGCTTCGTCAACTCGAACATGCCAAAAATAACTTCAAAAACCCAACCACTCAGCCCACTCAAAACAACCAACCTCAGGCCTTAGCCACACAGTTGGCACAGGACTGGATGAAAACAAATTCCTGGTATAAGCCTAACTCTGGTGATGAAAAGTCAGACAAAGTTTTGAAAATTGACCAAGGCATGGCAAACGAAGGATATAATCCCAACACATTAGCGTACTGGCGAGAGTTGGACAAACGAGTGGAAGCATTAGATGACGACAACACGCAACGGTCAGGTAAAAGGGGTCCGCCTCTTGGCTCCAGCCGTGAGCATGCGCCTCGCAGTACTCGCAATGAAGTATATGTGTCACCAGAACGGAAGCAAGCAATGATTGATGCTGGCGTCTGGGACGACCCCCCTGCAAGGCAACGCTACCTCAAGCAGTACGCCAAGTGGGATAAAGAAAATTCAACTCGCTGAAACTAAGGAGTGAGCACCATGACCGATGAACGACTGAAAAAAACTTCCGACCCCGCACGCGAATCTAGGGCAGCACTTGATCGTGCAGCCGCAGAGGCAAGGGAATTATCGGACGACGATAGAGTCGAAATGTTTAGGCAACAGTTCTTTCAAAGCGCACTGCCTGATTTACCAAAGATCCCCGGTTACCATTCTTGCTGGTTGACCACCACTAACCCACGTGATTCCGTCCAGGGTCGTATGCGTCTCGGCTACGAACCAATCAAGCCTGAAGATGTTCCGGGCTGGGAATACGCCACGATCAAAACTGGCGAGTATGCGGGCTTAATCGGTGTCAACGAAATGCTTGCTTTTAAAATTCCATTGCGTCTTTATGAGACCTACATGACTGAAGCTCATTACGACGCGCCATTGCGTGAAGATGAGAAACTTCTAGCCATGACGGAACAGATAAAAGAAGGCATTTCAGCGGCAGGCGGAAAATTGATTGAGGGTGATGGTATGCAGGACTTGCGTAAAGCGCCTAGTAAGCCAGTTTTTACTGACTAACTAAGACAACTCAAACGACATTTCTCAAAGGATAAAACATGTCGAATTCTGTAAATGCACCTTTCGGGCTTCGTCCCGTTTACCACCCCAGTGGTTACGTGCGTCCGCAGGCTTTCACATTGGCTGACAGTTATGCAACAACATTGCTGCAAAATCAACCAGTGAAAATCGGTACGGACGGTAACCTGCAAGCTGCCGCAATTGGCGATGCGTTTATTGGCACATTTCAAGGCATTGAGTTTACTGACTCAGACGGCCGTCGTCGTGTGTCTAATAAGCATGTTGCAAGCAATGTGGCAACAAACATTATTGCGTATGCAACGTCTGACCCTCTCACCACATATGAGATTCAGTCAAACGCTACTGTCGCACTCGCCGACATAGGTAGTCAGTACAACACAGGCACAATTACCGCTGGTTCAACAACCACTGGTTTGAGCGCTGTTGTGTTGGACACATCCACTGTCACAACCTCAAGTACAGCACAAATGCGCCTGATCGGTATTACACCTGGACCAGACAATGCATTTGGTGATACTTATGTGATTTGCCAAGTGCAAATCAGTAAGCATCAGTATGTTGCTACTATTAACGCGTTCTAAGGAGTATAAGAACATGAAACAAAAACTCTTCTCCGCCTTTAGCGCGATTGGTACAGCAACTAAAAACTTTGTTTGGAGCTTAGGCGAAAAACTGAGTGACATGCTTTTTGGCTATATGGTCAGAAGCGGCATGGTTATGTGCGCTGTTCCTATGCGCTCTACCGACTTCCGTTCCATTGTTGAACCTATCCTGAACGAAGAGTTCGATGGTATTTATGACCAACGTGCTGATGAATGGAAACAGATCTTCAATGAACGTCGCGGTATTCCACGCAACTACCACGAAGAACCTGTCCTGTACGGTTTTGGTGCAGCTCCTGAGTTGCCCGATGGTATGCCAGTGACCTACCAAGCTGGTGGTGTCCTGTTCAATGCTCGCTACGTCTACAAAGTCTACGGTTTGGCTTTTGCCTTGACCAAAGTCTTGGTTGAAGATGGCGATCATATTTCCATTGGTCAAACTTACGCTAAACACTTGGCGCAATCACTGATTGAAACCAAAGAGACTCTGTGTGCCAACATTATGAATCGCTCATTCAGCAGTTCATATACTGGCGGTGATGGCGTTTCACTGGTTAATTCGGCACACCCCATTGCATCAGGTACTTTTAGTAACGTGCTGACAAGCGCAGCCGCGCTCTCACAAACTTCACTTGAACAGATGCTTATTCAAATCCGCAACGCAGTTGACAACAACGGCAAGCGTATTCGTTTGAATCCTGACAAGCTGGTTGTGAGCCCATCCAATGTGTTCCAAGCTGAAGTGTTGTTGAAGTCAGTGTTGCGTGCCGGTACAGGCAACAACGACATCAACCCAATTAAGTCTATGGGCATGTTGGGCGGTGGACAAGCTAACTTATCTCGTTTGACTTCAACCACTGCATGGTGGGTACAGACAGACGCTAAAGTTGGTCTGCAACTGATGATGCGCCGTAGCTTGGAGAAATCCATGGAAGGTGATTTCGAAACCGATTCCATGCGTTACAAAGCGACGGAGCGTTACATTCCGGGTTGGACAGATCCTCGCACCGTTTACGGTACCGCTGGTCTGTAAAAGTGAAGGGGGTGTGAAAGCCCCCTTCTTTTATTTTTAATTTGTCAAGCTTTTCAAGGAGAAGACAACATGCCCCAATTTTCAGATGACCTATTTCTAGGTTCCGCTATTGCCATTCAGGGTACAGACCAATACCCTGCTGTTTCAACCTTTACTGGTTCAATTTCTACCACTACATTAACCGTCACCGAAATGCTTTCTGGTGACCCAATTATTGTGGGTATGTTCATTGACAGTTCAACCTCACTCACCAATGGAACCTACATCACCGCTTTTGGTACAGGTTCTGGCGGCATAGGCACTTACACCGTAAGCGCCTCACAAACTGTAGCAAGCGCTACCATCATTGGTTCTGGTAATGCTTTGTTGCAAAACCCATCCCCAATGAGCGTAGGTGTTGGCCCACTGGGTCGCATCTATGTTTGGGACGCTGTACCACAGGCAAAGCTGACAACCAACATTGTTGCCGCTGTCATCACAACTGCTACCACGCTCACGCTTGCCGCAGGTGCTGGTGTTACATCCGCTACGATTACAGGCGGTGGTACAGGCTTGCAACTTGACTGCCCTCGTGCTGTCTCTACAACCACAGGCGCTGGTACTCCAACTTCTGTCAACATTACTGTTTCGGGGTACGACTATTACAGTCAACCCATGAGCGAGGTAATTGCAACAGGTACGGTGGCGTCTACTACTGTCAATGGTAAAAAAGCCTTTTACCAAATTTCCAGTGTTGTCTCTTCTGGCGCAAGCGTGGTAACCGTTGCGGTAGGTACAACAGACATCTTAGGTTCTCCATTGCGCATCACTGACAGGGGTTACGTTGCCCGCGTTGGTTGGGACAATACCTTGGCTCAAGATGCTGGAACTATGACTCCTGCCGCTACGTTGACAGCTACCACAACCACGGGCGACATAAGGGGTACTTATTTACCCTCGTCTGCTTGTGACGGTACCAAACGTCTTGTAATGGGAATAGCCCTGCCAGCAATTGCGGCAGGCCCGAATGCAACACGTATTGGTGCTCTCGGCGTTACACAGGCTTAATCAATTGACGGGGGCTTAGTCCCCTGTCTTATTTAGGAGCAATAGATGGCAAACGTACTGACAAGTCAGACAATCCTTGATGGCGAGCGTCTTGCTATCATCAAGGTCACAGGTTTCATTGACACAGTCGAAACGAATGTGGCAAAAATTACACCCAGTTCTTTGAACCCGTACCAAGCAAAGGCTTGCACTGGTTTGAAACTAAATCGCGTTTGGGCTCAGACCCATGGTTGTGAAGTGCAGATGCTGTGGGATGCAAGCACACCGGTAATGATTGTCACACTTCCACAGAACACCAACTACGCACTTGACTACAGCACCTTTGGTGGCATTCCCAACAACGCAGGTGCAGGAAAAACAGGCATTCTAAGTTTCACAACCATGGATGTAAGTGTGGGTGACGCGTATTCTGTGGTCATGGAAGTCATTAAGACTTACGCATAAGCATGGCTTACGTAACCATTCCCGATCTAACCTCCGGTGTAGCCTTAACAGGTACCGAACAATTTGAGGCGGTGCAATCTGCCGCCTCAGTTCGGCTAACTGCAACGCAAATGAAGACGTTTATCAATACGCGGTATTATGCTGCGTATTACGACCAAACTGACCAGACAGCAGTTGCCAACACGCCTACTGCTATCAAATTCAATACGCAATCTCTTAGTTCAGGCGTTGTTGTTGTCAATGACGCAAGTAGTAATCCAACTAAGCTTACGTATACAAATGCAGGTCTTTACAGTTTGAGTATAAACATACAACTTGCCAATTCTGCAGCAGCTGATTGCTTGGTACGTATTTGGCAACGAATAGACGGGGTAGACGCGCCTGGAACTACTGGTGAAGTTGTTGTGCCAAAACTAGCTGATGGTGGGCAAGCGTCGTTTGCTTTAGAGCTTCTTAGTAACTTTACCGCTCTTCAATACGTGCAGTTTTATTGGGCAACAGCCGCTGCCACTACCACACTTGATTTTTCAGCTGCCATTACTGTACCGTATGCAGCTCCAAGTCAGCCATCAGCCATCTTAACCACATTCTCAATCACTTATTAAAGGTAACATCATGGGAAAAACATCATACGGCGAATTTACTTTTAATAAGCCAACAGAACGCACAAGTATTCCCGGTTACGCGCGCGGTGGTGCTGTTTGTGCGCCTACGCCAATGAAAAAAGGTGGTAAGACAAAGCGTGCAAGTTTGTTGAAAGGTCCCAATACTCCGGCTGATATGCTTGCAAAAAGCGGTCCTGCAGGACAAACGCCTATTCGGGCAACACCTTTTGCGCAGCAATCACCATTGACTGCTGCAGCCGCACCAGACATGGCGCCAATGAAAAAAGGCGGCCTAGCTGCTTTTGAAAAGTCAGGCAAAGATGTTGAGAAGAAAGGTGTGAAAGAAGGCTCTAAAGCAGATATGGCTTTAGATAAAAAGCAAATGATGGGTATGAAAAAAGGCGGCGTAGTTGAAGGCAGTAAAGCTGATATGGCGCAAGACAAGGCTATGATTAAAAAAGCTTTTAAACAACATGACTCACAAGAACACCCAGGCGGCAAGGGCACTATGCTAAAATTGAAAAAAGGTGGCGTGCCTGCATTTAATCGCTCACCAAAAGTTTGCTGAAAGGCAAATTGTCCATATAATTGGTCATTGAGGTCGCTGGGTTCAGCGAACTGCGACTTAACGGAGAAAACACGTGGCAGTTTCTGGAACAGTTTCTCAGACGGTATTTAATACACGAAAGGTGGTTGACCACGCTTTTCGCCGTTGCCGCATGCCTCCTCAAGGGGTTGGCGCAGAGCAGTTGCAAGTTGCACAAGAGAATCTGTACTTAATACTGTCTGACCTTGCCAACCGCGGCTTGCAACTGTGGTGCATTGAGAAGTACATTTTGCCTCTTTACGAGAATATGGCTCAAGTCCCTGTTCCTGTAGGTACTGTAGATGTACTAAACACTAACTTGCGAACCCTCCAGTTCCTCTCTGGTACACCCACAACCACATCTACAAGCTACAAGCTGACGTTATCTTCAACAACCACTGTCACAACGGTTGGAATTTTGTGGTCAGCAGCCTCACAACCTTTTGTCATTGAGTATTCTCAGGACAATGCTACATGGGTAACCCTGGAAACAGTGGCAAATCCAAGTTTAGTAGCCGGTGAATGGGTATGGACCGACATTGATGGGTCAATTTCTGCGCCGTTTTGGCGTGTAAGTGTAACAGCAGGCACATTAAGTGCGACAAGTGTGCTGTTTGGCAACACGCCTAATGAAATTGTGATGGCACGCCTCAATCGAGACAGTTACAACAACTTGCCCAACAAGACTTTCCAAGGTAGACCCCTTCAGTTTTGGCTGGACCGTCAACTCAATCAACCATTTATGTACGTTTGGCCTGTTCCAAATGGCGATTACACACTTTCACAGGTTGTTATGTATGCAAAACGCTACATAATGGATGTTGGGACATTGACACAAGAGATTGAGGTACCGCAAAGGTGGTATAACGCGATAGTTTACCTTCTTGCTGCTGCTTTAGCTGAAGAATTGCCCACTGTTGACCCAACTCTTATCCAAGTGTTAGATCAAAAATCATTGCGCGCTCTTAATCAAGCTGAAATGGAAGAACGTGACAATTCACCCATCTATTTCACCCCCAACATTTCGGTGTACACAAGATGAGTGTATTTTTTGACCCAACTGGGCGTTCAACATACGGCATTGGTCTTTGCGGCAGATGCAGTATTAAAATGTCCCTTGAAGATTTGATGCCAGACCCCAACAGCCCTGGGTTGATGGTTTGCCGCAAAGACTTAGATGAGTTAGACCCATATCGATTGCCAGCACGGCAGACGGAGAACATTACTTTAAAATTCACAAGACCTGATTTACCTTTGGAGGTGTAAATGGCAGTAGTTATTATTACCAAAAACTCTGCTGTAGCTGCTACTGTGCCTGTCCCTGGACAGTTGGTGCAAGGTGAGTTGGGTGTTAATGTTACAGACAAAAAACTGTACACAGCAGATTCAACAGGTGCCATTGTTACCCTTGCTACTGGGGTGGGTGCGTCATCTGTCAGCATGGGCACAACAGGGCTTACGCCCAGTACACCCACAACGGGGGCGGTAGTAGTTGCGGGTACCCTTGTTTTGGCAAGCGGCGGTACAGGCGCAACAACAGTTGCCGCGGCACAAACAAATCTTCAGGTCGATCCAGCGGGAACGGCAGTCGCAATGGCAATCGCATTAGGATAAAACATGGCAAATACATTCACCTCTTATGTTAATAAAGACGTTGGAACTTCAGCGGCAACAGTTGTCACTGTTGCTGCCTCAACTCAAACAACGCTTATTGGTATGTCATGTGCCAATACCACATCCAGTCCTGTGACTGTGGATGCCTACGTTACGCGTTCAGCAGTTAATTACTACCTTGTCAAAGGCGCAACAGTCCCAGTAGGCGGTTCGCTTGTAATTGTTGGCGGAGACCAAAAGGTTGTGCTAATAACAAGTGATGCATTGAAAGTTCTTAGTTCTGCCGCCACTTCCATTGACCTCTTTACTTCTGTACTGAATATCACATGAGTTACATAGGCAACACCAACACGACTCAAGCGTTTACACCTGCCATTGATTATTTTAGTGGCAATGCAAGCACGACTGCGTTTACATTGTCTAAGCCTGTTGCGTCTGTGGCACAGGTGCAGGTGGTAGTTAATAACGTAGCGCAGAACCCATCATCTGCTTACACAGTCAGTAGCAACACCATTACGTTTACATCTGCCCCGTCCAGCGGCACGAACAACATCTATGTGTATTACACAAGCCCAATTACGCAGTTGATTGCTCCGAGTCAGGGTACTGTTACTTCCAGCAGTTTTGGGACTATTACAGACTTCACCACCACGGGTAACACCACCCTTGGAGATGCCACCACAGACACGCTGACTGTTGGCGTTACAGGCATTGTGAAAGATGCAAGCGGTAATGTGGGGATTGGTACTGCTTCGCCAAGTTACAAATTACAAGTTTATGGCGCATCAAACCCAGAGATGCGTTTAGGTGATGCGGTTGTTACATACCAACTCTATACAGAGGGTGCAACTGCCGCTGTGATGGGTACTGTTGGAAGCCATGCGCTTGTTTATAGAACAAACGCTACAGAACGTATGCGTATCGACTCCAGCGGTAATGTGGGTATTGGTACTGCTTCGCCTATTGCGCCGTTACATATTTTAAATGGCGCTGCATCTGCCCCTGCAATTTATCTTCAAAATGGAAACAAAATTGGGTTTACTGCTGCTCAAAGTTGTCAATTTGGCACTTGGAACGGAACTACATACACAGAAAATATGCGTATCGACACCAGCGGTAACTTGCTGGTGGGGGCAACAAGTGCGCCATCAATATCAGGGGTTGCAAGTAATAGTTGTATTGTGAGTTCTAGCGCTACTGGTAATTGGCAATTAGGAATTCAAAATACATCCTCATCTGGCGGGCCAAGAGGAGTCGCAGTACAGTATTCTGCCCAAGCTCCAAATGGCACAGCATCTGAATCTTTCTTTTTTACTGACAGTGCCGCATACAGATTTAGTGTCCGTTCAAACGGGGGTATCGCCAACTACAGTGCAAACAACGTCAACATATCTGACCGCAGAGAAAAGATTAATTTTGCACCTGCTAAATCTTATCTTGATGTAATTTGCGCCATCCCTGTTCAGACGTTTAATTACATTGACCAAAACACGGAAGAAGACCCGGGCCTTACGCTAGGTGTTGTTGCTCAAGATGTGCAAGCAGTAGCTCCTGAGTTGGTGATGGAATCTGATTGGTCTTCCGAAAGAGACGGGTCTAAGATACGCTTGTCCATCTATCAAACAGATTTGCAATATGCATTGATGAAGTGCATCCAAGAACAACAAGCCCTCATCACATCCCTGACAGCACGAATCACAGCACTGGAGAACAAATAATGGCAGTCAGCACAATCAGTCAGGCAGGTCTGGATGCGCCGATCACGCTAACCAGCCCAACATTAACTAGCCCTTCAATTTCTGGCACTCCAGTGATGGGTGCAAGTGTCATTACCTCTGGCACTGCGGTTGCGTCTACATCAGGTACAAGCATTGACTTTACTTCTATCCCGTCATGGGTAAAGCGGATTACTGTGATGTTTAGTGGTGTTAGTACCAGTGGCGCATCTAATGTTCAAGTTCAATTAGGAACAGGCGGGACGCCAACATACACAACATCTGGTTATACGGGCGCTGTATGGGTCTCAAGTTTAAACGCTAGTATGTCTGCGGGATTTTTAACTGCTGCTTCCTCCGCCGCTGGTGATACAAAATACCTCATAGCCACTCTTACAACTCTTGGAAGCAACATTTGGGTTTATTCTTTTTCTGGTGGATATGGAAATGGTGCGTATACAGCATATGGCGGTGGCGGCTTAACGCTTGGCGCTGTTCTCACCGCAGTTCGTATTACCACAGTCAACGGCACTGACACCTTTGACGCTGGAACAATCAACATTCTTTACGAATAAGGGGCAACATGAGTTACATAGGCAATTCACCTACAAACGTTGCGTTCCAGACTGACACGTTCAGCGGCACTGGAAGCCAGACAGCATTCACCATGTCGGTGGCTCCTGCCAACACGACATCTGTCCTTGTTGCGGTTACTGGTGTGTTGCAAGACCCATCCACATACTCTGTATCTGGAACCACCCTGACGTTCTCTGCCGCCCCTCCAAGCGGTACAAGCAACATTTCTGTCAGATACCTTGGTATCCCAGCTTCAGGCGTGACCACGACTGCCTACAGAACAGTAACCAACTTTACTGCAACTGCAAGCCAAACCAGTTTCTCAGTCCCAAGCTACACCGTTGGCTACATTGATGTTTACCGCAATGGTGTGCGCCTGGTGTCAACCGATTTCACAGCGACAACAGGCACAACAGTAGTGTTGACAAATCCCTGCACCTTGGGTGATGCAGTAGTGACTGAGAGTTTCTTAGTCAGCAGTGTGTTGAATGCTATTCCTGCAACAGCAAGCAGCGTGTCGGATAGTTATATCGTGGATGTCTCGGCATCAAAGTTGACTGGCTCACGCACAATCCCGAAGGGAACGATGCCAGCAGGGTCTGTGTTGCAAGTGGTGAATGCAACATATTCAACTCAAATATTTACCAATACAGCTACTTTTTCGGATGTAGGATTAACTGCTTCAATTACACCAACAAGTGCAACAAGCAAAATAATGTGTTTTGTTGATATGGCTGGTACTGGTAAAGATTCAGCTAATGGGTGGGTTTCGTTTAAGCTTCTACGTGGCGCAACTTCAATAATTGTGTTTGAATATCAGGCTGGCTGGACAAATTCAGCTGCTTCAAATGGTTCAGGTGCGTGTTCAACTAATTATTTAGATTCACCAGCAACAACATCAGCAACAACCTATAAAGTGCAATACGCTAACCCAGCAAACACTGGAAATGCTTACGCACAAATTGGTAGTAGTACATCTACTATTACTTTAATGGAGATAGCGGCATGACAAACTATATTGAATTTATTCAAGCATTAAAGGCTACATATCCCCAAGTAATAAGCGCAATTGGTGACAATGCTTTTGATGTTGACGGGAATCCTGTTGCCTATGACGAAGCTGTTGTGCAAGCCTACATAGACGCACATTCCTACATACCCAAAAGAGTAGCAGAGTATCCGCCTATAGGCGATCAACTTGATGCCTTATGGAAGGGTGGAGATGCCGCCGCTGAAATGCTGGCAACAGTACAAGCAGTCAAAGCTAAATATCCGAAGGTGACATCATGACACTAGCAGTCTCAATAGCCCAACAAGGCTCAAACAATACTACCTTCCGCAATAGGATCATCAATGGCGCAATGGTTTTAGACCAAAGGAATGCGGGGGCGGCTGTAACAGGTACAGCAAGTCTTGCTTACAATTTAGATAGATACGCTTCTCTTGTAAATACTGATGGTGTAATGACTTTTCAACAAGTATCGGATGCGCCAACAGGATTTAAATATTCTTTAAAAGCAACAGCAACAACCGCCGATGCGTCTTTATCTGCCACACAAAGAGCAATTCTTTTACAGCGTATTGAAGGGTACAACGTAATAGATTTCATGCTTGGCTCTGCAAATGCAATTCAGTTCACTGCTTCTTTTTGGGTTAAAAGTACATTGACCGGAACATTTGGCGGTGCATTTCAAAACAATAGCAGTGCTAGGGCTTATCCTTTTACATACACAATTTCTGTTGCAAACACATGGGAGCAAAAAACTGTCTCCATTACTGGAGACACTACAGGCACATGGGATACAACAACTGGCACTGGCTTGCAAATTGTTTGGGGTCTAGGTGTTGGCTCTACCTATAGCGGAACTGCGGGAGCGTGGGCTGCTGGTGACTTTAATTCTGCAACAGGCGCAACATCTGTAATTGGTACGCTTAACGCAACATGGCAAGTCACAGGTGTACAGCTAGAGGCAGGATCAACTGCATCCCCATTTGAGAATCGTCAGTATGGTGTTGAGTTGGCTTTGTGCCAGCGGTATTATCATAAAAATTATCCGCAAACTACTGCCCCAGCAGATAGTGCGGCAATGTTAGCCGACGGAATAGGTGCGACAACTGTTTCTGACGCATCTTCAGTATTTTCGCCAAATATTCCATATCCTGTTTGCATGAGGGCTACACCTACATTTACTTTTTATAGAACACCAAATAGCGCAACTTCTGGTATGGGAGCTGCTTACAATGGGGTGTGGCAAACCGGAACAAGCACAGCACTAAGAGCTTCTTCAGATAATAGATTTTCTATGTATATTGTTAAAGCAGCTACATTTACAGCAGGTTATTCATATCTTTTGGAATATGCGTATTCAGCAACAGCGGAGTTATAAAAATGTATCAACTAATAAAAAACAAAATAACAAATGAAACAAATTTTATTCAGCGTTTATCTGATGGCGCATGGATTCCCTTTGATCCCGCCAATATTGATTACCAAGCCTACCTTGCATGGCTTGCAGAGGGCAACACACCATTACCCGCAGAGGAGAATAACTGATGGCACTGACACAAGTTAATCCGGGTCTGTTGGACAGCAACGCCCAGTACACAGGCTTCAAGAACCGCATCATCAATGGTGCGATGGTGATTGACCAGAGAAATG